GCTTGGCGGCGATGTCGATGGTGGTGATCTCGGTCTGGTAGCCGGGCCAGTTGCCCGAGGCGGTGCATTCCTTGTAGAGGGTCAGCGCGCGCTCGAAGTCGAAGGCGGCGCCGGTCATCAGTTCCGGCCCCAGCTCATAGACCGCGTGGGCGTAGGGCGGCTCCTTCTCGACGGCGATGAAGCGGAAGCCGAGGACGCGGCACTTGTAGGCGGACTCGACGGCGTGCCGGTAGAAGTAAGCCTGGAGGGCGTACTTGTATTTTCGGACGGACTGAAGGAAGCCGTGCGGGCTGGCGTCCTCGCAAGTCTTCAGATCGTAGATGTAGCCGTCGTCGGAGATGCCGTCGATGGCGCACTTGACCAGGGTATCGCCGAGGAAGGCGGTGAACATCACTTCGGTCTTCGTCAGGACGATGCCATTGTTCTTCATGCAGGCCGCAGCGGAGTTGGCCACCGCGTCGACAAGGGCGCCTTCTTCGGCGGTCAGGATGGCCTTGCCTTCGTTGGCGGTGACAAACTCGGCCCACTCGGCCTTGCCTTCCTTCGTCCGCTTGTCCACGTCCGGGGCGATGGCGTGGGTGGCGTTGTAGGCGTCCAGCCCTTCGAGGGCGAGCTTGTGGACGGCGGTGCCCACGCGGAGGGCCTTGGAGTCCTCGCGGGTGCGGGCGAGATACGCCTGGTAGTGGGCGGGGGACTTGAGCAGCTCCTTGGCGCCGGATTGGTTGAGCGCTTGGATGCCGTCATAGATGACGCGTTCGGTGATGAGGTCGGGCATGGGTGTGTTATTGGGTGTTGGTGGGAAAGGTCAAAGAAGGGCCATGATGGCATCGGCCTGATTGGGGCGACGGCGCTCGATGGCGGTCAGGCACATCACGGAGCCGACGGTGAAGCGGGAGCAGGCGACCGGGCGGTTGGCGTAGGTCTTGCACTTGCCGGAGCCGGAGAGGTGCGGGCAACGGGAAGGCAGTTCGGCAAAGGTGCGTGCGACGATCATGAAGACCTCGCCGCGGGCGGCGTAGAACTCGGTCGTGGTCGGGGACGCGTCGATGGGCAGGAGGATGCTTTCACAGCACGCACCCTTGCAAAGTTCACAGGCTGTCATCTTCGGGGCTGGCTTCTTCGACGCTGGCGGAGATGCGGCGCACGTCTTCAAGGGCGGACTCGGCGGCGTTCTCCATGGCCTCGAGCGTATTCCGCAGGACGCGCAGCTGGACGACGAGGACGTGGACACGGTCATGGAGCGGCTTGACCTGGGCGGACTCATCGGCGGTCTCGATGTGATCGGCGAAGACCTGAAGCTCGGTGATGGCCGAGCGGTTGAGGTCGGAGAGCGTGATGATGTCGGAGTCGTGCTGTTCATAACGTCCGGCGATGTGCTGGACGGTGGCGAGCGAGCCCGTGATGTTCTCGACGAGGCGCTTGATGTTTTCGCGATTGGTCATGAGCGGACGGGCGTGAAGGTAAGTTCCTTTATCTCCCCATTAGGGGCAAGCGTAAAGAAGCGGACGGCGGAGCGGGACAGGGACGGGTAGGTCTTGCGCTTCCATGAGTTGAGGTCGGTCAGGAAGTCGGCGTGCTTGCGGGCCGTCAACTCGACGTAGGGGAAGCCGTCCAGGAGCAGCAGGAGGGCGTACTGCTTGGGCACGGTGGCCGCGATCCGTTCGATGCCCTTGGGGACGTCAGCCATCAGAGTTGCCCGGTCTTGGCGCGGTTCCACTTGGCGATGGTGGCGATGCAGCAAGCCTTGGAGATAGCGTCGAACTGGCAGAGCTCAGACTGCATGATGTCGTCGAGGACGCGGGCGAGTTCGTTGCCAGCGTAGCGCATCTCGGAGATGGTCTTGGCCTGAGCCTCGGCGCGGGCTTCGGCAGCCGACGCGAGGTTCTGATTGTGGAGGTGCCGCATGGCGGCGTTCACCGGGTCGAAGGGGTCGAAGTCAGGCTTGCTCATTTGGTCAGCGGGCGGGGGGTGGGGGAGAAGGCAGGGGCGGATGGGGAAGAGGCCGCAGAGCGGAAGCCAGAGGCCACGGCGCCGTCATCGTCGAGGTCGACCGAGATGCCGCACGCGGTCTGGATGGACTGCCGGCGGATGTAGGTGATTGCTCCGCCGATCTGCTGGGCGGTCAGTCCCTCGGCCTTGACGAGCAGGGTGCCGAACTCAAAGCGTTCGCCGGAGCTGTGCAGGAAGGCGGTCGAGACGCCGACCTTGCCCTCCTGGCTGACGAGCGTCTGGATCAGAGCGAGGTCGTGGTCGAGCAGCACCGGCTTGATGGCGTCGAGCAGCGCGTCGAGGGAGACGTACTTGGCCTTAAAGGCCGGGTTGATCTTGTTGGCCTTCACGTTGTCCAGGGCGGCGAGCGCTTGGACGAGGGAGGCGGTGGCGGAGGAGGGCGTGGGTTTGGTGCTCATGGTGGAGATTATTTGGTCGGTTCGGCCTTGGTGATTTCACCGGCCTTGATGCTGGCCTCGATGTCGGCGAGGCTCATGCGGGTATAGTCGGGGACGAAGAGGTTGTAGAAGGTCACGCCGCCCCGGACAGTCGGGGTCAGGAGACGGGCGACCTTCTGATCAGGTAAAACGATGTATGACGAGTCCGCGATGATGCGGTAGTCGGCGGGGAGTTTCGGGTCTTTCTTCATGTGAGGGTAGAGGTTACAAAGTAAAGGGTCTTGCCGAGTTATGTTAACTCAGTTGATGGCGCCGCGGGTGGCGGAGTCGAAGATGAGGAGGGCGTCGGCGTTCCAGAGGGTGACGTCGACCGAGGGGAACAGTTCGGCAGCCCGTGCCTTGAGTTTGTTCTTCCACTGGGTCGTGGTCAGTTCGCCCTTGGTGCCGCAGGTGTGCGTCTTCTGCCAGATGGCCGGGCGGATGCGGTGTATCTTCCAGCCCATGGCGACGGCGGCGCCGTAGAGGACGCCCGTGTTCCACATCAGTTTGCCGATGGCGGAGCCGGGGATGTTCTTGCCGGCGAAGAGCGGGGGCTCCTCAAGGTAGAGGCTTACGTCCTTGGCCTTGCAGCTGAGATCGGCGAGGAGTTGGCAGACCTCGACATCAGAGCCGGGCATCTTAGCGCACTCGACCGGGTCGCCGTCTAGGGACCAGCAGAGTCCGCCGTTCACGCCAGGGTCAATCGCCACAAGGAGATGCATCGGCAAGACCCTTTAACGCGGCTTGGCTAAGGACAAGCGGAAAAGGTTAGCCACGCGGAAGGCGTAGCCGTTGGCTCGGAAGCCTTGGGCCTGAGCTGCGGACCAACCGACATTCCAGACGAGCGCCATCTGTTCGGGGGTCGGGTCGGTCATGCCGAGGCGGTGGAAGTTCGACCTGATCCAGCGGAGGTGCGAAGCGGCCACCATGTCCTGCGCCGTAGCGTCGCGCCACTTAGACCAGGGGAAGGCGTAGTGGCCCTCGGCCTTGAGGCGGGCGGAGGCGTCGTCCCATGCGGCCTTTCCGACCTGATACATCCCACGCTCACCGGCCTTGCCGATGGCCTTGCGATTGTGCCCGGACTCGACCGCGGCGACGGCCTCGAGGAAGGCGGCGTCAGTCTTGGCTTGGGCGTTCAACCCGAGGAGCAGCAGGGCGACGACGGAGAAGCGCTGGTTGAGGGTCATGGCTGGCCCTTGCCCTCCTTGGCGGCGTTCCAGTCCGAGAGGCTGGACGGAAGCGGGTCATTGGGGAAGAACTTACGACCAAGCGAGATGTAATGAAAGGCCAATAAGTCCCCGGCCTTGGTCAGCCGCTCGACCTTGGCCTGTAATTCCTTGTTAGGGATAAGGGTGCAATTGCAGAAAACCATCAGATGCTGAACCTCGGTCTTCAGGCGGGTGTTCTCGGCCTTGAGTTCTTCGATGGTCATACGCGTCTCGGGACTTGTGATCCGGCGACCTCGAAGCCGTCGAGCTCGTAGGAGTATTGGATGCCGACCCAGCCACCGGCGGCGGCGTAAGCCTGGAGCGATACCTTCACGGCGCCGTCCTCGTGCAGGGCCTCGTGGTAGTGGTGCAGGAGTTTCTTCATGCGGTCGGACTGGATGGCCGTCTTGGCGGAGCAGATGTCCCCGGTCATGATGCGCTCGTTGATTTCATAGACCTCGGAGAGCAGGGCGACCATGCCGTCGAGGTGGCGGAAACTACTCATGGGGGTGAGCGTCGGGGATGATGGTCGAGCCGCGGATGATACGGCTTTCCATGTCGGCGATGACGCGCTCGTTGTGCATGGCGACGGCGTAGGCCCGGTCGTGCTTCGCGATCCAATGCTCGCGGGAGTGAGAGAGCCGGCTGACCTCGGCCTTCAGGTCGCGGTTCTCATCCATGTATCGGCCAAGGATGTTGGCCTGATTGGTGATGGTCGTGGACTGGTTGTCAGCCATCTCGCGGATGGCCACGGCGTTCTTGTGCAGCTGACGGCAGACGCTCCAGGGGAAGAGCCACCAGAGGCGGGGGAGGGAGTCGGGTCGGATGATGGTCATGGGTCGGTATGGGCGGTGGGAAGGGTCAGGCATGGCGATTGTAGGGGCCGCGCTTCTTGAGGTTGACCCACTGCGTCCCGGTGATGTCGAGCCACTGGCGGAGGGTGCAGACGGTCGTGTCCAGGGCGGCGGCGGCATCGGCCTGAGACTTGCCGGCGGCGTTGAGCGCGGCGATCTGCGGGAGGATGGCCTGAAGGCGTCGGGCGGCGTATTCGGCCATCGGGCGCTTGAGGGGGAGGACGCGACCGGCGAAGGTCAGCGTCTCGGTGTAGGGGTGGTTTGCGTTGGGCATGGTGGGTGGGAAATTAGCGGACGCGCTTAACCGCGGCGGGCTTCTTGGCGACGTAGCCGGGAAGCGAGCGGTCGATGGCCTTGGCGAGATCGGGGCCGGCGAAGGTGACGACGGCGGTCCAACCGAAGATGATGAGGAAGGACAGGGCGATGAGGGTCTTCATGTGGGTAGGCTATTAGCGGCTGCAGTTGACGGCGGCGATGCGAGCCTTGCGCTGAGCTTCGACTCGCTTGGCGTTGGCCTCCATGTTTGAAAAGACGCCGGTCATAGCTTTGCGAAAAGCGGCGGCCAGTTCGGCGTTGGTGTGTTTAATCATAGCGGGCTTGGTGTTCATGGTTATTGGTGGTGCGTCAATAACCTTGGCGGACTGTTCCACATTCGTCAAGCACCTTTCCGCAAATACCCTGTGACCCCACTCAAGGGGTCAGGGCGCTACATATGATACGCCCTCAGGTCATCGAGGCCCGCCATATTAAACGTACCCCTATCTGACTGAGTTCAGTTTGCCCTTAGGGTCGCCTCCGTCAAGGGGCAATAGACCCCTCTGGCTTGCCCTAGGAGGCGTTTTGACGGCGGGAGCGTAAGAAGACCGCCACCCCTACCCCTAGACACCCCACAGCCAAGGCCCAACCAAGGTCGCGGACGGACTTCAGGGCTAGGGTCGCCGTGCTCATGTTGCGCTCGAGGTCGGCCGAGTCGGACTTCAGGCCCGCGTCCGTCACGATCATGACCAGGGCGTCGGTCGATTGCAGTTGGTCGAGGACATACCCGGCGATGTAGGCCGACGACAGGGCCGAGACTCCCGCGAAGC